CTCGTATGTGGTTCCTGTTAGCGTTATACCGTAGTTTCCACCACGTTGATAAACCATGTCTGTGCTACGTCTTAGTTGAGTGTTACTGTTTACACCGTTACTGTATAATTGTGGGTATCCAAATGACATATTATATTCCTTCTATTAAATTTAATAATTCTTCATAAGCACCATCTTCAATTAAGTCCATAATCTTTGGGTCATTGGCTATCATTTCTAATGCAACGTCCAAGAAGTTGGATGGTCTTATTCCAAATTTCTTTATGTTTGATTGTATCGCAAATGCGAAACTTCTTCTTTTTATAAATCTTCCTTTCTTATCTCTACCTGTTAAACCACGTTCCTTAATCCATTTTTCCAATGCATCAACTGGAATACCTTTCTTTCCAGGTAATCTTCCTGATTGAACCCATTGAGCATATTCAGCAGTTAGTACTTGTATGATACTTTCTCCTTCGTTTACCTTAACCACTTTCACTGAAATACTATCTCTTAACTTACCAGATGCAACCTTATTTCCAACACCTTTGAACTTAGCAAATCCAAAAGGATAACGCTTCTGTTCCAGAGTGTCTTTCATAATCTTCTCAATAATAGGTGCAATCTTTTCTAAGTCCATCTTATAGTGTTGTTCCAGTTACTGGTACTGGTATTGGTTTATAATCTATCAACGGTATGTTTTTAATCCATAGGTAGTCAGGATTAACCGTTTCGTTTATTTCTGTTAATGATATTACCCAGTTGCTATCGTAGTCCTGTATAGGATTATAATAAACATCTGGTTGATATTGTATTCCAATTAAGGAATTTTTTTGTTCTATGGTCAATAGACCTACTAATTCTCCTGCTGTCATTATACGTTTCTACTTAATGTTGTTTGGTAGGTTTGTACAATCGTATAGAATGTACTCACTTCCGCATCAGATAATCCTGCACCCCAATGATAGAACGCTAATTCTCTATTGGAAAATGATGCAGCAGTACCGTTATTGTTAGCTGCCAATATATAAAGTTCTCTATTTAGTGTGGTAGTTATATTACTCGTTGTTGCACTTGTTGTGTTTGTTGCAAATGATGTTGCGTTTCTAAATCCTTTCATGCTAGTTTGTGTTGTTCTAGATGTAAGAAATAGACCCTGCGAATTTGTCACCGCTGCGTTAACACGACCGTTTGATGAGTTATAGTTATCCCAAATACAGTTACCACTACCACGCTTACATAATACTTGAATTGCTGGTTGACCACCACTATTTGTTCCACACTCAGTATCCTCACCTGTATTAGATGTTCTTGAATAAACCGACATACTATTACTTGTGGTTATCGCTGGAACAGTTCCGTAGAATGTGGTCATTACCAAACCTGTTTGTCCATATGAATTTGTACCATTACCTTTCACACCTGTCGATGCAAATGTTGCACCACCGTTCCAAGTAATTGTATATGTTGTTGGGTCCACCAAATTATATTTGGTTGTTGTTGATGTACCTCCGATAAACGGATATATGATGTACATCTTTGACCATAATGAATTGCTCTTTAAATCAAGAACCAATTGATTAACAGCGTTCTTCTGCGTGGTATCTGTAATACCTGCCGCAGTTATAAACGCTTGTGCATTTGGGTCATACACAGCTCCTGAATTAAAAAATGCAAATGCAGCAAAATTCATTATACTAAGTTCTTTACGTTTGCTAGGTAAAGTGATGATGTATCAAAACTTACCAATGTTATTATATCATTACCTACCGCAGTTGTTGGAACATATGCTGAACCAGAAACTTGTTTAATTGAAGTTGGGAATGATACTGTACCAGATCCTGTTGTGTTTAATAACACGTTAATTGTTTGACCTGCTTTAATGTTTGATGGTTCAATTCTAATATCTTGAGAACCTGTTAGTGCTAAGACAAAGAAGTTACCGTTATTTAAATTCAATGATGCTGTATTGGATGATACTGCTAATGCGTTAACATTACCTTGAACATATCCAGTTATTGATGCTGAACCAGTTACAGTTAATGAACCAGATACAACTAAACCATTTTTAAAATTAATCACAGGATTTGCACCTTTTCCTGTCATAAAAGGAGCACTATTTGGTAAACCCATTGCAAATAAATCATCACCTAATTCAGCTATTTGGAAATTGTGATTGCTTGTACCAATTATTAATGTGTTAGAACCTGATGTGTAGTTACCGTTTGTTGAGTTACCAATGACAGTTACATTGTTACCAGATACAAATTGATTTGCTGCTGAGTTACCAATGAATAAGTTACTTGAACCAGATACGATTGAGTTACCAGCAAATGTTCCAAAGAATATATTGCTAGAACCAGATGTTAATTGATACGCTGCATCATTACCCCAGAACTGATTATCAGATCCAGATAAAAATCCTTGACCTGCACCAGAACCAACTGCTGTATTTCTTCTACCAATTGTAAGTAATTTTAATGCTCTAAAACCAAATGCTGTGTTATCTTGTTCTGTAACATTTTGTAATGCTTGACTACCAACTGCTGTTGATTGGTTTGAACCTGATTTAATTGTTAAACCATTTATTGAGCCAGTTTCATTAATGTTTAATGAACCTAATATTGTTTGTGTTGAACCAGCGGAACCTGTTGTAATAACTCCTGCTGGTGCTGGTAAATTTGTTAAACCAGAACCATCACCAACGAATGAACCTGTGAAAGAAGAACCAGATACTGAACCATCAACATTTAATGAGCCAGATATTAAAACCGAACCTGTTATTCTTGTATTGTTTCCACTATCAACGTGTATTGCGTTTCTTCTTGAACTTGCGTTTGTACCTGTTCCAACAACAAACACAGCTTCTTGTGAACTTTCTTGTAATGAACCTGTTGCGTTGAACCTACCTACTATAACTGTACCACCAGATGTTGTTGATGTATGTGATGCTGATACAATTAAATTATCACCCAATACCGCTGTTGAAACTAAGTGTCCTGCTGATGAACCACTTTGTTGAGAGTTAATTATATTACTTCTACCTATTACTACGTTACTATCAAATGTTCTTCTATTTGATGTATTAGAACCACTTATCACTAAAGTATTTGATTGTCCACCAAGTATATTTCCTGTAACCGTTGCGTTATTTACTGCTGTTGAAACTGATGATGAATAGTTATTAGTAACCGTCATACCACCACCAACATTACCTTGATAAGTTATTGATGAACTATTATGATTTAAAGTAACATGAGGAAAGGAAACTCCTGCAAAAATATTATATACGATACTTGGGTTTAATCCTAATGTTGTTGTATTTGCGTTTGAAGTAAAACCTTGACCCCCAACATAGTTAAAACTGAAACCAACACTACCACTTTGATGAAGTATTTGTGTACTTCCATATATCAAGTTACTGTTAACATTTGGTGCTGCTAATGAGCTTGATGTAAATTGTAATAATATTGCTCCCTGTAAAGCATTATTGGATATGGTTGGTCGTAATAATGACCCCGTTCCTATCACTGGTATTGTTGAACCAATATTACTATTACCACCGATATATCCGTATGTTCCTGCTGTTACTAATGTGTTTGCTCTTGTACCTCCAAGTAAAATATTGTTTGAACCTGATATTACAATTGAACCTGTTTGCCCTGCCGCTGCAGGACCTGTTAATCCACCGAATATAATGTTAGATTGTGATATAGGTGCGGATGCTGATATATTCATTTTAACTGAACCACTATTAAATGCTTCAGAGAATATATCAATTAAACCATTATTAACAACACCACCAATTAAACTACCAGATATAATAACATCAGGTAAATTTAAACTACCTGTAATTACTTGTGTTGATGTAATTGAACCTGTTGTTATAAGTCCTGTATAATCTACCACACCACTTGTTCCTGAAGTACCAGATGTTCCACTTGTACCTGATGAACCTGCTTGACCAGATGTTCCTGACGTTCCTGAACTACCACTATCACCACTTGTACCAGATGTACCGCTACTTCCAGATGTGCCAGATGTACCTGATGGTGATGTAATAAGAATAAACAACATATCATGGTTATTTGGAAACGAAAATGTTGCTGTTTGTAAAGTAACAGGGAATGTCCAATATGTTCCATTATCAACTCCTGTACCTATTGTCCACTCTTGATAATTCGTATGATTTGATTGGTCTTGTAAAGATATAGTTGAACCTGAGGTTATGTTGGATAAAAATATATCCACGTTATTTCCTAATTGGTCTATCTCACTTACATTAATTGATGTTGCACCTGATTGTACTACGTTATCCCAAATGATATGTCCTGAACCAGGGTCACCACTTTGGATATTGTCTTTTGCTTTATAGTTGAAGAATGAACTTGATAATCCACTCGTACCACTAGAACCACTAGAACCAGAAGTTCCACTTGAACCATTGCTTCCTGAAGTACCACTAGTACCTGATGAGCCATCCGACCCGCTTGTACCAGATGTTCCTGAACTTCCTGTCGCTCCACTTGTACCTGACGTTCCTGATGAACCCGCCTGACCACTCGTACCACTTGACCCATTAGATCCTGAGGTTCCACTTGTTCCTGAAGAACCAGAAGACCCTGACGTTCCACTAGACCCTGAGGTTCCTGAACTACCAGATGTTCCACTAGTCCCTGAAGAACCACTATCTCCACTCGTACCTGATGTACCAGATGTACCTGACGTACCACTGGTTCCACCACTAAACGCAACACCATTAACAAGATATTGTCCTGTTACATCTATTGAACCTGTTACACTAAATGAACCTGAAAAGTTTATACCATTGTCTGCTACGATATCAATACGTTTAACCGAACCGTAATTGTCAACCTTGACATATGTTACATCGTCACCTAAGAATATTTGACCACCACTTGCTGTGATGTGTGTATCTAATGGTGATGTATTATATATTTCTACATATCTTGCATCAGATTGATTTGGTTTTAAGAATAAACTTCCTGTACCAATAATATCTGTTGAGAATAATGAACCTGTTATTGTTTGATTACCGATAAATGTATTACTACCTGTGGTTGCAAATGAACCTGTATCAATTGAAATAGGTGCACCATTAACGGTTAATGAACCAGAGATGTTTACCTGAGTTAAACTCATTTGCAATGGAGAATTATCCCCATCACCTGTTTGAACAGTTTGTAGTGTGTTAGTTAAACCATTAGTACTATCAGTCATCTTTAATAGACCCTGATAGGATTGTGATACATAGAGATTTGTTAATTGACCCATAGCATTTTTAATATTTTTGTTTTATACGTTTTTCCAATCACTGGAAACATTTTTCCATAATTCAGAAACTTGAGCCCAGGTAAGTCCTGTCGTAAATGGTAACACTGGAAGTACACATCTATCATAATCATACTTTTGAATAAAGTGAAACTCAATTATCCATCCTGATAAGATTGTTTCTGTCTTCTCATAGAATGGTATAACATTTGCTTCCACACCTGCATCAAAATCCGATAGATATAACTTTGCAAAAAAGTCCTTAACAATTTCTAATTGATCAGATAATACATCTGTAAAATTTGAAATGTCATTGTTTAACTTATCAACAAAGAATACTCTCCATCCTAAATGTATATGACTACGTTGTATCAAAGTGATATCAGGTAGAACATACATACGCGGATATTCTGGCTCTTGTTTTGTTATTATGTCGTTTGTTAATTGCTCTATATCTCCAAATCCATATGAATTAACCTGTTGGTGTAAGTTTGCAAATTCTTGAAACTCATCCAATATATATTTGTAACTGTTGTATTGTTGGTCTTCTGGGAATTGGAAGTTCCCTGTAACTGGTGGTGTACAACTATTATAATCAAACGCAACTTGAAATGATACGTTTAATGTCCACCCACCTAGAATGGTTTCAAATCTTTCTAAGAATGGTATAACATCTGGGTTCTCATTTACAACCAAATACCAACTAAAGTCACCTTGTTGTGCGGTATATGATTGTAATAGAACGGTCCAAACATCCATTATTGTTCTCAATGTATCAGACATTACTTCCGCCTGATTTGATTGGTCATCATCAACTCTATCCATTATGATGATAGAGAAGCGATAATTAAGATAATTTTCGTCTAATTTTACATCCCCAGGAACAACATACATTCTTTGATATTCTGGTTCCTGTTTGGTTACAATATCGTTTGTACATTGTGCAAGATCACCAAACCCAAAAGATTTAATCTGTTGGTGGTGATAAGCGATTGAACTTAAATCCGCTACTATCTGTTTGTAATTAATTGAACTTGTGTTAACCATTCTATTATTAAATATAAAATAATCCGAAATGTAACTTGAAATTATACCTGACCTAGCAATTTCTTCTGTTCTTTAATCTGTTCTTGTTCCCACGATATGAGATATGACAGTTGATTTAGAACTTCCGTGATGTTTTTTTGGTAGATGTATTCGTGTTTAGTAAAATCGTTGTCAGCAATTTTGTTGACGACAAGAAACCACCCGAACGATTTTTGGAAGTTAGTTTGAAAATCATCCTCCACATCATCCATATTAGTTTTATCTGGGTCCATAAGTTCATCTTGCTCACCAAAGATGGAGGGGTATAGGTTGAATATTTCTTTGCGTACTTGATAAAAAAAAACTGTGCACCTATTACATATGACACATCTAAATTCTTTTTGAAGTATTCGGCTCGTTTTGGTAGCGTTGTTAAATCATATTTCTCTATCTCAAAGTTATGTTCGGAAATTTTGTTGGTGATTGGTCGGTACATAATTGCCGCTAGAATATGTAATACATCCAATAATTCATCAACCTTTTTTGTTGATAACGTGTCCATATCAATAAACTCAGCAAAGGTTAGGTCTCTCCAGTTAGGAAAGAAACCATATTCAACACCGTTTAATTCAAATTTATCTTTGAATACAATGTCATCATTCTTGGGTAGTTTATCTGTTATATAATTGGATATATATACAATCTCTTCAAATGGACAATCTAATAAATCCTCTAATGGACAAGTACTTACTGTGCTAATTAGTTTTGCTGCAAAGTAATCTTGTGTGAAGAAGTCCTTAATCTTATAAATCTTTGCGTATTGTTCTATCGTGATTACGTTGTTAACAATGTATGGTTCACCATCAATTTTAAATCTAAGCATATATATGTATATTTTTTAAATGAATGCAATGGAATATCTTCCTGTCGCTTTCATATTTTTTATTTCAAAGTACATTCTCATCATTAGAGCATCTGATAAGTCAGGGGATTTACCCAGTATTCTTTTCATATCATCCTTTGACATTACTGCCACTTTATTATCTTTATCCACATCCTTTAATTTAATGGCTAATAACTCTTGTGTCAAGTCATCAACAACTGATGGGTTTAGTATATTCAAACTAATCTTATTCTCTTTGAATAATTCAGACAACTTAACATAACATTGCGATTTAAGGTTGCTAAAGTTCTGGTTGTGTAATGCTGAACTGTTATTCACAAAGTTGGTTCCACGGATCTGATCCGCAACTCCACCACCTACCCCATCACTATCTACGATAACGTTCGTAGGATGTATTCCGTACTTCGCAATTAACTCCTTAATTTCAGCCGATAATTCTGTGGTTGATAGTTTGGTAAAGACAAACACTTCTAGGACAACCATGCCACTCCAAATCATCACTACGGATCTATCTGCTCCAAACCTTGCTACGTCAACTGACATATACTTCTTATCTGTTTCTTGTGGAACAAATTTGAATACTGAATTGGATATATCATCAAATGAGAATAATGCATCTGCTTCATCTAGGTAATCCCAGTCACCTTCCAACAATCTTTTACGTTGTTGAGGTGGTAATGACTTAAGCATCTCAATGTAGGATGGCGGCAGGTACGGATTATCTAGTGGTAATGATGGTATGAATACTTTGTTATCTTCTAATGTTTCCTGTATAAATGGTAAGTAAAACTCTTTCTTAAGCCAGTTGTTTGATGGGTTACAGGTCATCAATACTTTTGGAATAAAGTTATACTCATTGAGTTTATATCTTAAACGTGATTTTATAATGTTGAATGCTAGTGATGTGATCTGCGCTGCTTCATCTATAAACGCCGCTGTTATCTCCAATGAACCTAGGTTATCAAAGTTTGGGTCTGATGGATGATATGCTAAATCTTTTAATATAATCTCCGATCCGTTATAGAATGTCACCACGTTTGATTGACCATTGAATGTATAATGGTCACCTGCTTTAAATGTCATTTGATTAAGCAATCCGAATAACGTATTAAGTGTGGTTAGTTTTAACTGTTGTAATACTGTACGTCCTATCAAACATCTAACGCCTGGATATTGAATGCACATATTAATAATCCATAAACAACCTAACCAACTCTTTCCTCCACCAGCAGATCCACCGAATAACACAATGTTAGTGTGGTCGTCAGTTAAGTACTTCCACGCTTGTGATTGTCTCTTGGTTGGGGTTATCTCTACTGATGACATTAGTTATGTACGTATAATACTTTATCAATCTTGGTTATTGGCATGAAAAATTCTGTTAAACTAATAAGGTATTTTTGAATGAATGTGTGATCTGACTCAGGATAAGTTGGGTCCAATCTTAAACCCCTAATTAATCTATTCATATATGCCGCACATCCAATGTCGATATAACCTAATTGTAATTTTGTTTTAATAGGTTGATATACATTGCTAACCAGATTATGTAACATATCACAATAAATAAATTGTGTCTCTGGTTTCTTTGATGCAATTAAAAACTCTTCAACAAATGTTGGAACATAGTAGTTGTCTTCCCCTGTCATAACAATCCATTCTTCGGTCGCCATATCTAAACCAATATTTCTTGGAGTATGTCCCCAGTCATTATAACGCTTGTCTAGTATGGTTAATTTAATTCTTGGGTCATTAAAAAATTCTACAATGGTTTTCATTGCATCTTGTATCTCATCAGGTGGACAATCAGCGATAACGTGTGCCGTCCAATTAGGATTTGTTTGAGCCATCAATGACCCAAGCAATGCTATTAAGTGATTTGTTCTTTCAAATGTTGGTATTATAAATTCTATTTTCATATATATGGTAAGGCAAAAACGAAGTTTTGCGTGTAATAAAGGGAAAAAAATTATTGTTCCGTTAGATTAATGTTAATTGAGATTGGTTCACCATTTGATGTGATGTCAATCTTTCTTTGTTCCAATCCGTATAGTTTATTGATGTCCGCTAATGTTTCGCGCTCCACCCTCTTATTGTTGTCAGCTCTGGCCCTAGCAAGTAGGTCAAAGTACCTTGATAACTGCTCGGAGATAATCTCTTCCGTCTTCTCTTCAAATCTTGCTTTAATTCTATCTTTAACGTCTTTCCAAATACTCTCAGCCGAACGCTCGGTAATGGCCCATCGTTTGGCTCCTTGGACCCTAAATTCTGTGTAGGAGAGTTTGTCATAAAGTATCATTTCGAATGCTTCTGGTATTCTTTCTTCGTATGTTGCTATGCTAGATTTTCTACCGCCGCCTTTTTTATTTTCTTGTTCCATATTATTAAATATAAAATTTACATTTTAGTAATTTAATTGACGTATTCCCAATTAAATCTTATTCGTTTAGTTTCAGTCAAATCTTTATTTGTCATAAGTTTAGAATTGATTGTTGTATCTCTAATTAATTTGGAAGAGCTTTCTTTCGCATATACCTTGACCTTAATATCATCAAGATGTTCTACGTGCAGAAGTTGATTACATTTCATAAAGAAGTGAATATCATCATAACCATAGTTCCCGCAAAAATCTTCATCATATCCACCCACCTTTTCAAAATCATCTTTGTGTATCATATACACATTATAACTCTTGGTATCTTCTCTACCCAAATAATAGATAGTTCCTATTTGTTTATCCATTGAGTTTAGTTTGTTGTATAAATCTTTGGTTAACAAATGGTCAATATCCAAGCAAACAATCCAACCATTTAATTCTTGGAAACCTAAGTTCCTAGCACCTGGTTGGTTCCATTTTATATCGTCAGTTATTCTTAATACTTTAACATTATCTAATGAACCCAATTGAATTTCTGAACAATCATCCACAATCATTGTTGGAATATCTTGCTCAATTATTTGAGGTATTCTTTCTATCTGTCCAAAGTAAGTGTATAATACTGTCATATGTTAATTCCCAAGTTATGTTTGATTTTGTATTCGAACTTGATAAACTCTTTATTACCACATCCGCCACACGCTTTTCTGTAATTATAACCCATAACATATTCAAATATTTTATATATCTTGGTTAGGTCCTTATCACTATTTGCATTTGCTTTCATTAATTTGTATGCTTCAACAATATCTTCTTCTGTTGGTAATGCTTCTTCAATGATTAGTTGAGGTAATGTTATAGTTACTTCCTTTTTCTTTTTACATTCTTTACATCCTTTTAGCTTCTTCCCTGGATTTTCTATTGCTTCCTTCTTAAGTTGTTCTAAACGTTCTAATTCGTTATTCATCATCTAGGGGATTTATTGTATCTAAATTATCAAACCAGTCCATTGTATCCTCTGATATTTTCTTTGCATACGCATCCATTTCTTTTGCGTGGAATTTCTCAGGGGTATCTGGTACTTCTTCAATTGGTTCTTCAACTATCTTTGCTTCTTCTGTTTCTGTTGCTGGGTAATACATCTTTCTATTTCCTGTTGGTTTATTTTTATTTTTGCAATTACATCCCATATATCTATATTTCTTTATTATGGTTTCTTTCTTCTTCTTTCTGTCTAAGCATTTCATTATACAATAACAATAACTTCTCCCTTTCTTCTGGGGATTGTCTATTGATTTGTTCAATGGTTTGTTTGCTTATCTTATCGTATAACTTCTTTGCATCTCTATCCTGCATTCGTTTTATTCTTCTATTCTGTGATGTTGACATTCTCTCTGGTTTTGATTGTTATGTTCTTCTTGAACGCGTGGATAACTCCTTGGTGATCTATATCTAGGTGAGGAAACTTGTAGTAATCAATCTCGTATCCATTATCTTTTAGTAATCTCTCACAGGATATTAAGCATGGTAAATTGTGAAATTCTATACCAATATGTCTAATTCCTTCTAGGTACTTACCGTCAAGACCGTTTAAAAACAATTCTCCGCCCTCTACGTCAATCTTTAGGACCGTTGGCTTGTAATACCCTAGATACAATTCAAACTTCTCTATACGGTCTATATAGTCCATTACGTTGATAAAGTTTTTCATCCAGAAATTTGTCTTAAACCATTGGTAAGATTGTTCACTTGGGTCAATCCCCACAACCAATTTTGCTTTGTTCTGAATAAAGTACATTGGGGTTGGTAAATGTTCTTGGTTATTAATTCCGCATCCTAAGTCCAGGATGGTTTCATTTTCTACTGGTAAGAACCTCCAGTGGTCACTTGCATCTTCTGAGTTGATATAACCCTTAATCTGTCTATCCATATCTAATTGTTTAGTTTTTTTAATACGTTGTATTTAATCAGGGTTCTACTTTCCTTTAAGTAATTGGATATAGATGAAATTGGGATAGTCGTTTTTTTTGAAACCTTTTTCATACTACCTAATGTCATATACATCTCAAATAAGGATTTTCTGAACCAATCTAACTCACACCATTCTTGTTCTAATATATCAAATATAATCTGCTTTTCAAAGTTTTCTTGGTCGTCAGTCATTGATAATACCTCTGTTAAATCAGAATACATTTTAAACTCTCTGCGTACTTTATAATAGAATGGGGATGTGTTGGAGTGCCAATTAATTCTCATTATGGCAACGATGTAATATTTTATACTATTATCATCATAGTTGGTAAGGATTATCTTATCCTTATCATATAGTTGGATTATAACTTCGTGTAGTAGGTCTTGGGTGAGATTATGGTTCTTAGTGATTTTCTTGGCTATATTAAACAATTCATAGTAGTTCCTCGTTATATAACATTCTATTTTTTTATTCATTAATTAATAATCTTAAATCCTGTAAGACCTGACATATCTCATAATTCTCATCTTTTTCATTGGTTATGATTGAACTGATTAATAATAAATCTAAAACTCTTAATCTATTCATGTCTGGTCTTATCTGCTTATCTAACACCAATAGTAGTGTATCTACTAATGTTTCACATAGTTCTTTCCTTTTGTCTAAATTCAATTGCCAATAATCCTTGGGTATTTCAATTTCTCCTACTTTGATATGTTTATCTTTCATTCTTAAGATTTTTTAATGTCTTAGTTATAATTGTTTTAATTGTACCTGGGTTATATTGTGGATAGTATTTAATTATTTCATTTGCGGCTATGCAATCATAATAATACATCTTAACTATATCATCAATATCATCTTGGGGAATAGAACTTTGTTTTGTAAATGAGAAATATGGTAACTTATCCAACGGTATAAATCTTTTTCTAGCCACGTTTTTTGGTTCATACTTAGATCCAATAACTTTTAATGCTTTGGTCTGTAGGTAATCCATTCTGAATTTGCTTACACCATACTTAAGTTCAATCTCCTTTGGTTTTAATTTGTTGATAAAGTATTCGTATATCGCCTCAAACTCGTTGGTATCAGGTTTTAATTTCATTGCATCTGGTAATACAAGCAAATCCTCAGGTTTGATTAAATCTTTTAGTTGTGCATTCTTCTTGTTTCGATTAACGAATACCCTGAACTTGATTAACCAATTACCATTCTTATCTTTGATTTTGTCATCATACCATATACCTTTTTCCTTATTGAATTTCCACCCGAATGCTTTTAACGTATCAAACGTTTGTATCTTCTGTGCTTCATCGGTATATTCATTTGGTTGAAATGGAACACGAGATGAACCACCATTTTCGTCTCTCTCTTTTTTTCTTCTCTCTTGGTTATGTATAATATCACAAGGTTTACATCTTCTTGAATACCAACGACCACCACCATTAGTTCTAGTGTAGGTATAGAAGTTTTCTATATCAAGTAATAATTCACAATCGGGACAAGTTTTAAAATCCATATGTTATAATATAAATACTTGAAAAAAAACAAAAAGTCCGCAGGATGATGGAAGCAAACCTACGGACCTTATAAGTAGTTAATATATTAAACTAACTATACTTAAATATATGAAATGTCCAGGTCAATATCAAGTTTTTAGGCAGTAAAAAATAAAATATTGATCAGATTATGGAATTTACGATTTTTTATGTATATTTAACATTATACGTCGCACTTCACAATTTACCGACATTAAAGATTTTAAGGGTTGTCTAACGAAAACTGAAGTGAAGTGCAGTGATTAGTTGGATGACCCTTTTTTGTTTAAAACTATTTAGATATGGCTAAACGATTTACTGATAGTGAAAAATGGGAAGACCCGTTTTTTACTAACCTAACAAATGATGAAAAGGTAATTTGGATTTACCTGTTGGACCACTGCGATAACGCTGGTGTTCTTAAAATTAATATTAAAAATATTAATTACTTTTGTTCTACGAACATAACGGTTGAGGAATTATTTATTACTTTCCAAGGTAGATTAACTAAAATTTCAGTTGATACTTGTATTATTAATAAATTTTGTTACTTCCAATATGGTCCCGATTTTCTTCAAAGTAATAATAAAGCAGTCCAATCTGCTATTAAAAAATTACTTGAATTGGGTATAGTTCAATTAGTTAATAATACTTATATCCTATCAATACCCTATCAATACTCTATAGATAGCCCCAAAGAAGAAGTAAAAGAAGAGGATGAAGTTGAGGATGAAGTTATTGATAAAAAAGAAGATTGGAATATAAAACAAATTAAAAACAGAGTTGAGGAAGATTGTAAAATTCCAAGTAATGTTAAAACTAGTGTAATAGCAATAATTGATGGTTATTTTACTAGAACACAAGTAGAATTAGTTAATGAAAATAAAAATTATTTCAAAAACATAAAAGCAACTCATCCAATTCTTAATGAAGTGGGTATAACATTTTAAACTTAAAAATCATGAAAATAACAGAAAAAGTTGTATCTTTATCAGAGAAGGTTGAGATACTTTTAACAAGGTATCCCAACCTTAGGGATGATGATAAATTATTAGTAACCAAGATGTGGTATTTTGAAATGAAGAAAGTTAATCTTGAACCAAATAACACGCCAGTTTCATTGTTCTTTACTTTATATAAAGAAGGAAAACTATCCAATGCTGAAGTAATTGGTAGAGCAAGACGTAAAGTTCAAGAATTAAATCCAGAACTTCGTGGTAAGAATTGGGAAGATAGACACAAAGAAGCGGAAGATACTAGATTAACAATATAAAAATTACTCAAATGGAAGCAGTAAAAACAAAGACAACCCAAGAGCAGATTGTATCTCAATCTCAACTAGACAGAGCATTAGAATTTCTTAAGACACAGGAAGTTCAATTTGGTCTAAAAGAAATTATTGGTGTATCATCGGTGTTAGAAGATTACGTAATACACGGTTGGACAAAAGAATTAAACACAAGAGTATCTGCGTTGGATACTTGGATTAAAGAACAAAAAAAAAAGTAAATAAAATGGAAGCAAAACAAACAACTTACGGAAATCTTGTTAATTACAGAACAAGAAGAATTAATATGTTGAATGATGTTACTATCAATTCAATGAACGATAAAGATGAAATTATCCCTGTTACTTTAAATAAGGGTAGAAAATACAAAATTGATGACTGTTGCAGAATGGACTCTGATGGTTTATCTTTGATGTTATGCACCGTTACGGATGTCGTGTTTGGTTACAGATACGAGTGCATATTGGAATGTTCGGAGGTTATTGATTTATTTCTGTTCGCAGAAATGTCTCAATGCTGATTTATTATATCTCATATTTTTGTTTAAGAATACATTGGGTCCCATTGGTGTGAGGGACCCTTTGTTTTTTTTATAACTTTTATATATTTATAGTAGGAGGGTGGTTCTCTACTATGTAAATTTAATTTAAACCTACCCCTTTGGTTATGATTGATATAACCACCCTCTTTTTCATTTCATTTTTATAGGAAAAAAGAACTCACCAATTTGGTGGGTTTTTTATTGATAACCAATCAGTTATAATTTTTTTAATATTTTTTTTGTAATATAAAGAATATGCCTATCTTTGTGTCTCATTAAAGTCGGGGACAGGATATATCTGAACATAAAAAGTTATGAAAAATTATTTAACACAAAAGATTGCAAAACCTGAAACACCTCAACAAATGTTAGCAAGGGCGTTAAAACAATTACGAAATTCAAAACCTTCAATTAAAGAAAACCCTATTGATGCTTCTTTACGTAATTTAATTGAATGCATTCTGTTACAACCGAGAAATCAACTTATCGGTAACTTAAATTACGTTGTAGACAACCTAAACGAATTAGGTCTTGACTATACAATCACATTAAAAACCAAATAGTTATGAAAAATTACACAACAATGGGAGAACTTATGAAAGTAGCAGAAACCAAAATGGCTTGTACTGAACACACCATCAAATGGTTTAACGATATGAAAGTTCATCTTAAAAAAGAATATCAAATGACAAAAAAAACAAATAAAAGTTTATCTAATTGTCCTTTTGAAGTTTATGTTTTATTAAGTTTATCTGCATTTAAACAAAAAGAACAAAATCCAAATCAAGTTGAAATTGATTTATTTAATGATATTTGTGATTTTTATGTTCAAAATTATCAAGAAGTAAATGAAGATTATAAAGTTGATAAAATGAGATGCAAATCCTTATTTGAATATATCTTCACTGCTTTTGATAGACATAATACAAGAAATTGGTCTTTAAGTTTATCAGATGTAATGACTAGTTTTAAAGATTTTAAACCCCAAGATTAGGTTTGCTCATAACTTCCTAACTAATAAGGGTTGTCTAAGAAAACTGAAGTGAAGACCAGTGAGTATTAGATGACCCTTTTTTATTAGTCATTTCTAGCCGTTTTTAGTTTACTTCTTTTCCCATTGAGCATAACATATAGCTGATGCTTGTTCCGTGCCGTATTCAGCCGTTAAATCGCCAATACAGCGACTTATGAACTTGCTCTCATCCTCATCACTTTCTGGTGATGGAACAGGGAACCCTTCTTTTACTTTTGCTTGTTCTTCTTTGATTGGAACACAGTTTGGTGAACCATCATCTTTTAACCCGATTGGTTCATAACCAGCCCAACAAGGATTTGGTTCTATATCTAGTTTCTTCTTGGGATAAATAACTTCAAAGTTATTCAACTTCAATTTGATAATTTGCTCTAATTTCATAAGTTGTTATGTTTTTTTAATTTTCTATTCTCATTCATTAGTTGCTCAACACGTTTTTGTAACTCCTCCACTTTAATATTCAATTCGTGTATTTCTATTTTAAGGTCGTCAATAATATTCTTATATAGACCAATTGATAGTTCTAGGTTTCTTAATACTTGGTTATCCGTTTCAGCATTGCTTCTTCTTTTACCAACAGCCCATGCGGCTATACCTGTAATAATGTTAGAAGCAATTAATATTAATTCTGTATTCATAATTTCTTAGTTTGGCATTGTTTTACTTCCGAGTTTGGCACTAGTAACAATCGGCACACGGCGGATTTTCGTGTTCCAACTCTGAATACATTGGAATACCATTATCAGTAACTTGTCTTTTCGCATAACCTTTTCTGGTTGTGTGAGCAAGGAATATACCATTATTATACTTCTGGCTACGATCTGGTATCATACCGTCAGTAGTAGATTGTGATGTGTACTCTGGGAACTTGTTTTGACCTCTACCAATCAATAGATAATCTTGAAGACGTGTCATATAAAAGTCAGCACGTTGTTTCTGGATTGTACGCAAATACTGCATTGTGGCCAGATCGACTGATGTAGCATTCTCCATTGTTCCTTCCACAATACCGCGGTTCATCGTTCTATAATGAATGTGTGGGATAGCATTGAAGTATGCTGTCTGTATCATAAATGGTGCGATGTAATCATTCACCAATGTGGTTTCATCGGCATTGAATGTATTACCAGTTGCAGACACTTGTGATAACAAATGGTTATAGAACCTTGTACCTAATATAGTTTGTAAATCTATATCCTGTGCAATTTGAATTTCCGCTTTTAATACATCCATATCAACATTCTTATTGATGTTGGTAAATGCTTTAAGTTTTGTTTCTGATATTAATAAAACACCCATCGTTAATTATAGTTTAATTCTTCTTCTCCCAACCAAGCATTGCATTGCTCTTCTGTTAATCCATAACCAGCCATTAACATTTGTGCTGCCTGCATACGGTTTATTTTTTCTTTATTATATTCTCTTACAATTCTCAATAAACCCTGGTATTCTCTTCCAGATAATTTCTTGATATTCTCATTGATTAATTGTTGTTCTCCTTCTGGCTCACCAACTTGAACTGGTGTAACAGGTTTGTCATCAACAACTGGGTTCTCTTTAACATCACCTGTTAAGAATAATGATAAAGGTTTAACTTCAAATGTTGTTGGCTTATCAAATTTTAATGAAACCAATTTGCTAAATGCTGGGAGAATTTCATTCTGATACGGTTGAATAACCATCTTGCGGAAGTATTCAGAATGCTCCACAATCTCATTGCCTCCACCCAATTTACCAGCGGTAGCAATGCCAAATAACTCAGCACTAGAAACTCTATGTGCGGATAGTATTGAACGTGTAATGTCATCGTTTAAAGATTGATAGTAATTGTCATTATCATTACGTGGGATTTGTGTAATCTCAGGTGATAATTCTTTGCTCTCATTGAATGAGATAATGGCTTGTCCTGCGTTGTCTGTTCCACCGTATTGCTCTTCTAAAGCACGAACCAATATTCTTTGTTCTTCTTCACCTGGAATACCGTTATTATAATTGATCCATAATGAAGGAACCATACCTTTACGTAGGTTATTCATATGGAAATTCTTTGCTTCAATATCTATCTCAATTGCTCTTTGACCAGCAGACCAGTCAGGGATTGGATAGTATGTTAAATTTGGTTGATAACATTTAAAGTAATAAATCTGAGACCCACCCTTTTCTTGATTGAATGCTGGATATTCTTCTGGTGGAAACTTTCTAATTTGTTTCCAATCTGGACAGTAATAATAATGTTCTATTACATCATCATCGCTTAATTTACCACTTCTAATTCTACTAAAATCAAGATGGTATATTTCAGCGACTTGTTTTTTATCCTTGGTCCAAACAACGTTTAACGCAAACCCACCAAATAACATAAAGTCCAATACCGCTTTCTTCATTACCTCTGTAACATTCTCACGAGTATTAATCAAATTAACGGTAGCCATTGGGTTGTTTAATGACACCAATCCATCACCCATAATCTGATTTACTTTAGATGTAACAACAGCTTTATGTATTGCACAGTTGTCATATAATTGTATAAAGTAATTTGGTAGTAAGTTATTTTCGCCATAAAATACCCAAGGACTACGTTGTAGCACTTCTGAATATACTGGAACCGATGCGGTTTGAAACTTAATTTTTTGAAATTCTGCTTTCTTTATTTCACTCATAACTAATCTTGTATGTATATATAATTCTCATTATTCTCGTTTGGTGAAACGTATGTGGTAAAGAATGGTTCTTCTTCTGTTCCTTGAAGTATTGCTATACCTGTAAAAACTAGTTCTGTTCCATTACCATAAATGTTTAGATTGTATTCACCCTCATAATTTAAATCCTGACCTGGGTCTTGAAGATTTAATATTATCTCACAATAACGAATATTTTGAGCATATTCTAAAGGGTCAGAAGTACTAACTGTATAACTCTTAACCTCACTTGACATAATATGTGTAAATGTCAAAGTATAACCAGTAAAGGTAGTTGTTGAGTTATTGTTGATATTCATCACCAATTCGTTTTGTTGTCCTTTTTGTAAGTATAACATAATGTGTTCTCTATATTATTAAATATAAAAAAAATGAAATTGATTTTTAATAACGCAAAAAAGGGACATTACTGTCCCTCTTTATTGGATTTAGATATAGATATTCAGTCACAACGACCTACTAATTTAACCTGAAATTGAAGCTCCTGCAAATACTGATGCTAAAGTACCATCAATAACTCTTGCTGGTTCTTGTTCGGCCCCTGTGAAGATAAGTTCATAGCCATTGCGATCACCGAATGCAGTACCTGTAGCAGCGCTACCACCACTCAAATACAATCCATTAACTTGACCTAAAAGATATTGTACATCATTTTGGTCAATAGCAACGATTTGTATTTGGTCGTTTTGAGATAAGATTTTCAATTGGTTTCTTTTGTCTTGGTCATATTTGAATAAGATAGCAGTAAGAACTTGTTCAAAAAATATAGTTCCGTTCTCAAATGACTTTTGAACATTTTGAGAAAGTGAACTTGTATTACGTTTTAATTCAAATCCGTACAAAGTAGTTCCACTAGTTGAAGTTGCGCCTGTAATAGACCCATCTACTGAGTATGTATAACCAGTAACTTCACCACCGCCACCAACAACGTATATCTTTTTAATTCCCCCAATTCCATCGGAACAAGATAATTGAACTCCTGAAGAGATAAAACAACTCATATTATTGTATATTAATTTTTTAGTTTATTTTTTTTAAAAAATGAGAGGCCTTTCACCTCTCAGGTTTTTATATTTTTGATTTAGATTAACTTAAACCATTTGTTGCAAAGTATGCAGTTGAACCAAACTTAGCGATTGTTACACCGTAGTTATAGTTTGCACGTAATCTCAACTCATCAAAATCTTTTGAGTACCATACAACCAATTTTTCGTGATCTGATAAAAGGTCAAAACCTACTACCATGTACTCCGCTGGTCCGATTGTTACTTGGTTAGAACCATTCAAACCAATCGTAGGGATAACCTTTACGTTTGTGTTTGGATGAGTTGCTTCCATCATACCAGTTACATCAGTTGCACCAATGTAGTTAGCGAAGAAGTTAGCACGTGTTAAGGCCTGAACATAGAGTCGGAACGATTGGTATGACATAAAACACACCAAATCTTCACGAGACATTGCATCATCAGATAATGCGTTAATTAATTTATCTACCTCAGTGATTGGGTTACCGTTTGTACCGTAAGCAGCAGAAGGAGAGAAAGTTGTACCTGAAGCAGATACAGCAACACCAGTTTGACCTGATGCAATTAAGTAAGTGAAACCAGAGAAACAGTCGCCTGATGCTGGAGCCGCTTGCCATAATTTTTGTTCAATTCTTTGTTGAATTTGTTTTACTTTTAATTCTGATATTTGAACCTCAAACGGTACGGTCTCTTGTGTTTGACCTGGAGCCATCAACATTGATTGGTATGTATCATACAAATCTTTGTAACATAATGCTTCGTTATATTTCTCAGCACAAGTTGTGATGTTAGTTTGAGTAAACTCAGTAGTACCAGATGATGTCCATCCGCAAGTACCTGATTGGAAATAAGGAGTTGAGTTTAATAGGTTCAACGCTTGTGTTCCTTTAATACCTAAACGTACGTTAACGTACTTAGGAGTTGTTGCACCGATAAGTGCTTTTGAAAGTAATTCACCACCAACTTGGTCAACGTATCCACCGATAGTTGCTACGTCATATGCGAATTGTTCTCTTGATAAAATTTTCATAATTTTAATTTTTTTATTTTTTTTAATTATTTGTTTGTGCTTCTTAATGACATAATCATAGAGATTTTATCCTCTAAATCTTCATTTGAAACATTATTAAACTTTTCAGTTTTTCCATTAGCAATTGGTTTTGCTCCTGGTTCTTTTTTAAATGAATTGAATTGTGCTTCAACGTCTTTTATTTTATTTTCTAAAGAACCCATCTTCTCAGACATTTTCTTTACAAAATCTTTTAACATCTCAAGCATCTCAACTTCTACTTTTGGTCCTTCAGTTGCTGGTTCATCAATTGCTGGAGGCATAGCATCTGGACCTTCTTTTGGAAGTTCTTCTTCTAATGCTTCTTCAACCTTAACAATAACACCATCTTTGGTTTCAACCTTACTTCCGTCCTCTAGTTCGTGTACTCCATCTGGTGCAGGAATTTCTGCATCTTCAGTTACTACTACAACTTTAGCACCTTCCATAAGACCGTCACCTTCAACCTTTATTACAGTACCATCAGCCAATTTTGCGTCAACAAAAATCTCTTTTACAGATTTAATTTCTCCGTTTACAACCTCTATTTCAAAGTTTTCAACCAATCTGAACTTACCATCTTCTAATGCAACTTGTTGAAACGCATCATTAATCTTAGAGATTTTCTCTCCAACCTTTAAATCTGCTGTTTGTAGAATTGTATTATCTTCCAATTTGAAAGATTTTAAAGTAGCATCATCAGATAAGAAACCAAACTGCTTCATTAATTTTTTAATCTCAGCGATTGCGGTTTTTGAATTTGACATAATCTATTTTATTTGTTTTATTATTATTCGTTCTATTATTAAATATGGATTTTTATATATATTCCAAAAAAATTAATCATTTACGTTATTTAATATCTTCACTACTTGTTTAAGGAACATCTCTTCCATGCAGAATGATGCCACCTCTTCAAAGTAACCAGACACGCTAAAGCCGTTTAAATAACCTTCTTTAACCTTCTTCCATACCTCATCATTTCTAACCTTCATTGATACAAACCAAGTTCCGACAGGTAGATCCGAATAACCATACTTGCTGGATTTATCCTGAACATCTTCCTTAATCCAACTCTCAACCACATATACATCTGACACCGCTTTACCATTATGGTTCTCATCGTTGTTATCAATGTACTTGTTACGCATATACTTCTCAGCAATCATTTTGATGGTATCAGAACTGAAATAAACATAGTATGGATTACCCTTGCTATCTTTACGGAATATTTTTAAATCTGGTATCATTGCTGGTCCTATCACAATACGCTTTTCATCATCTGTAGCAAATCTTTGCTTTGACATTTTCTCCTTCTCTATGGTCTTTATTTTGGCCTCTGACCAACTTAGAGCAGATTTACCACCCCAAGCATCATACATCAGTTTACCACATCCATCACCATATCCTTTTGAACTATCTAAATCAACTGCGTGTCTTGATAGATAAGAGTACATTCTGCGGATTGTATCTTCTGAAATAGGTTCACCTTTAGCCAATTGATTAGCACGTTGTTTTCCTACCTCTGTACCACAAGAACCCCATCCATTCTCTTCAGCATATTTTAATACCGCTTTAGCGTTGTTTTTAACACTATCAGGATAATCTGAATAACTCTCAAACATTGATGGTTTAGTTATAGATTTTGGTATTGTGTTTCCAGTAACACCTGGATCTACATAACCACCTATTGTCCCAACATCATAACCCATATCTTCATCAACGATTGGTCCACCTACAACCCAAGCATCACAGGTTCTTGCTCCAGCACATTTAAAATCAAATGCCTCACAGTAACCTATATTTGCTACTTGTATAGTATCCAATTCATTAATATCATTTATACCATCCGCAATACACTGTAACATACTTGGTGTCTTAACAAAGAACGCACAGTTTCCACATAATGCTTTCTTTGCTGACTCAATATCACCACCAAACATTTCCGCTTTCTTTTGCCAATATTCTTCGTTTGGTTCATTAGGATTAAGTGGACCATAATGTGCTTCATCAATTGCTCTCTGTCTATTCTTTAAATTTGTTTCAACATCTTGTGTGGCAATTGGACAATCTTCTTCCATCTTCTCTTTTGACAATCCTAGGTTTCTCACCGTTGATGGTGATGGGTTTGCCAATGTTTTTGATGTTACAGTTGAAGGTTCGTCATAACCTAATACTCTTGTATCTGGAACCATATCAGTAGGAAACCCACCGATAGTAACTTTACCTTTATTAACAGATGCTTTATTAACGATTGTCGCATCTTTCTTATATTCAATCCTAGACCATACGTGACGACAGTTAAAACCACCTCTCCAAACCATTGCGCTATCGCCAAAATCGTTTTGAGTTTTATCCATGTCCTCAACTCTCCATACATAGTTTTTAGCAATTAGCGATTTGCAAAAATCTCTGGTCGTATTAATTACAGCACTTTGACCTGTAATACGTGGATTTAAAATGTACTTGTAACGTACGTTATATTCTTTTTCATCTTCTATTGAAGGTCCGTTAGGATTGGTTGATATAAATTCATTTTCACCAACAATGGTTACTTTATCTACCACCCAACCTTCATCAAATAATTCCTGTTCATCCTGTGCAATAGCCATTAATTTCTCAATGTACTTATTGTCTTCACCGTCAGGGATGTGAAAATCTTGTTGTTTTTCTTTCTTGAATGCAACCCAATTAACTTCAATCGCTGGGTCATCAACTAATGAGATACTATCAATACCAGATAATTCATCCTCATCGTCAATTCTTAATTCAAATATTGTTTCATTCTTTATCATATATATTAAATTGTAGATAGGTCTTTTAACCTTGCTTGTTTCTGTTGTGCTGATGTTAATTCACCCTCAACAACATATGATTTTATTATTTGTGGTGCTTGTTGCATATAATCTGTTGGATACGCTGATTTAGGATTATCAAATCTTGATACCATTGATGATTTGTTAAATGCTGTTCCACCACCCATTTGATTTAATGTTGATAATAATGGTCCAAACATTGTAACTGCACCTCTGGTCATTACGGCCTCGCCTTGTTCTGCTTCAATCAATGTTCCACCTTGTGCGTGTCTCTTTCCACCAATCATTCCACCCTCAGCATATCCTGCCGCTTTTGGTGCTGGTGCTGGTGCACTAGAAGTTGGTGTAGCACCACCAGTAGCATCTTGTGCATCAATTTGTCTAATACCTTTTACTGTTGCAGCAATTGCTGTTGCAACTCCTAAAGCACCTGCAATCAATGTTGCAATACCCATAGGTGTAAGATAACCTGCTTTAGATGCGGCTACTTGAGTATTAATAACAATCTTAGCAATACCTGCTGCTTGTTCAATAATAAGACCTGCTTTTGCTAGTCCTTTATTCTTACCAGCAATCTGTTGTAAAAAGTTACCCAATTGAGCAAAAGTATCTGCAATGGCTATTGCTAATGCAACCCTTGCTTGTTGTTGTGCTTTTTGTGTATCTGTTATAGATTTTTCAACTGCGTTAATTTGGTCACCATACTTCTTCTTTATCTCAAGTTTCTTCTGTTCATCATTAACAACCGCTGCAAGTTCTAAATCTCTTTGTTGTTGTAGATATGTTTTCTTATTTTCTAAACGTAAAATATCTTCAGCAAAGTCATTATCTAATTCTGCATTCTTTTTATCTAACGCATCTATCTGGTCTTGTAGTTGTAAGAAAAGAATACCACGTTGTTTATCCGCTTCTTTCTTTTTCTTATCGGTTAAACGCTGTTCGTTAGCAATCTCAATATCGTTTAATTCCTTTTTATCTTTTACATACTTTTTCTTTGTTTGATAAACCGCTTCTTGATATTCTTCTTCGCCAATCTCTCCTTTGGATTTTCTTAATGCCAATGCACCAAGTTCTTCCTCCATTAATTCTTTGTTGCTATTCTTGGTTATCTCTTTTTGTTTATCAGCAAATTCTTTTGTTTTGTTAATGTTTTCTGTTTGAAGTTTAATTTTACTTTCTTCAAATCCTTTATATTCAGCAGTATCTTTTTTATATAATTTTTGTTTATCTAAAATGTCTTGTAATGTAGCATCATAAGATAGTTTGTGGAACTTTTTCTCAATATCTAATTTCTCTTGTTCTGTTTGAGCAAGAGCCAATGCTTCCGCTTTCATCTTTTCCATCTTAGCGGCATCCAATTTGTCTTGTGCATCTAATGCTTTTAACTGTGCATCTAATGCTTTTTGTCTATCATCTGATTGTTCTTTAAGATTTGCTTTTTGGGTCTTGGTCATCTTTTTAGCACCCTTATCAAATCTTTCTGTAGCCGCTTCATAGTTATCACTAAATGATGTTACAGATGATTTAGCATCTTCCCAAGCACCTTTAAAATCTCCTTTGAATAATTTAACGATTGCACCACCTAATTTACCCAATGATTGGAATACGGCTGTAACGGCAGAATAAACCACTTTAAATGCTTTGGTTACATATGGCATTACTTGAATTGCTAACTCAATAAAACCATCAATAAGTGGTTGTAATGCTTCCATTATACCACCAAAGATTTGTTCCATTGCAATTAACAATGGTTCAAATTTCTTCATTGCACCTTCTGTCTGAGTGAAAGCCGCCACCAAACCACCGATCAATGAAACCAATAATCCAATACCTATTGCTTTAAATGCTGCGCCAAATGACTTGGTAGCAAGTTCAACCTTCTTAATTGCACCACCTAACACACCTAAAGGACCAGGTGCATTCTCAAGTAACCCTTTAAAATCTTCACTTGATTGACCAGCACTTTCCAATGCATCTTCAATATCACGAATGTCATTTTTAATTTTATTCCATTCAGCAGTACCTGCTGGAAGATTTTTAAGTTCTTGTTTTAATGCTCTTAAGTTCTTTGTACTCTCAACAACATTACCTTTTACGTCAAGTTCTATTTCTACTTTTTTAGCCATTTAAACATTCGTTTTTTGTTAATTGGAAACAGTATTCCAATATGCTTTTATTACCAACCAATTGATGTATTGAACTAAAATCCATATCCACTAGTGTTGGTTGTTTTAATTTGTTCTTTTTAACCTTAAAAGGTTTGTTGTTTTTTAATATCTCTATCTTTATCATAATCTAATTTTATACTATACAAGCACTATTACAAGCAGTAAAGTTGTTAACGTCTAATATTATACCAGGACCAGTTCCTGATAGTGTATGTAATAAATATGCAAATCCACTAAGAGCACCATCAGGATAGAATTTACCATACTGTGGTGTATGACTTGTTGGTAACGCTACTTCAACATCTAAACGTTGTAAAGCACAACCTGGGAACGTACAAGAATATTCATCCGCCAAGTATATTGTGTAACTTGTTGACGTTGCTGTAGGTGTTGGTGTAGGTGTTGCTGTTATCTCTGGTGTTGCACTAGGTGTAGGAGTTGGTGTTAGTGTTGGAGTAGGTGTTGGAGTTGGTGTTATTGGTACAACACCACTAACTACTATTGAAGCACATATTGGTGCTATAGCAAGTTTGCTAACTACTCTAAATTCAAAAGAATATGTTCCATTTGTAAAAGCAGATAATCCAAATAATGCAGGTGTAAGTGATATGGTTTGACCACTATAACTTACATATGTTGTTCCAGTTGTTGTGGTATATTCATCAAGCAATCTGAATGGTTTAAAATATTCTTGAGTTGGACCCATTCCGTGAACGGTAATAGTTGTTACACTACTATTATCTTGAACAAACGGTTCAGCACTATTTAAATCCCAAGTACCTGACCAATTTAAAGTCATACCTGTTGCAGTTTCCCCAGTTATTGTTGCACTTGTAACCGTACCAATTGGTGCGTTATCGTTAACGTTATGTATAATCTCAACATCATATTCCGCAACCGTATTGTTAGGGTATATGAAATTGGTACTGTTTATTTGTTTTATATATTTCTTACTCATATTTTAATTATAAATTAATTATCAACACAAAAACGGTGTCCCATCAGGGTTTATTTTCATTATGTTAGAACTTACAAATGATGAATTATAATATGCACTAAAATCACCAACAGCATATAAAGAACCGCCTCTGCTAAATTCTATATCATATGGTCCTTTAAATCCTAAAAATCCTAACCCATTATCAAATGTTGTATCTTTTATTCCGTTATAATTAATTCTAAATAATGATGGAATTGATACTCCACTATATATTAAATCTATACCCGAAATATATGTGTTATCTAAATCATCAACTAATAAATCAAACACCAAATATCCAGTATTACCACTTAAAGCTAAACTATTAAATGTTGTATCTAATGACCCATCAGAATTTAATCTAACTAATCGTCTACTACTATTTCCATCAAACCCACCAAAAGAATTATAAAATAATATTTTACCATCTGATAATAACTCAACCTCATATCCTATAACATTGGTACTTGTATTTCTAATAAAAGAGGTGTCTAAAGAACCATCAGGGTTTAATCTTATTAAACCACATTTAGTTAATGCAACACCATTATATGATATAAATTCCGAACCAGCCAATAAAATTTTACGATCAGGTTGAATACAAATATCTCTTACAGATCCTGCCGTAAATCCAGTTCCAAATTGATTAAATGTTGTATCAATTGTTCCATTTGGATTTAAACTTACAATTGCTTGTTTTGTTGATGTTTGACCTGCTGAAGTGTATGTATTAAAAGAACCTCCAAATAATATGTTACCATTAGATTGTATATCAATAACTTCTTCTTCTATTGGAATTTGTGAGCTAAAATTACCAATATTAAATGTAGTATCTAAATCACCATTAGATTTAATCTTACCAACTCTAAATGATTGTATTCTAGCAATTATATCACCATCAGGTAATAATTTCATATCGCCAATACCAAAATTTAGAACTGTTGGTTCTGTGTAATTAAAAGTTGTATCTAATGTACCATCAGTATTTAATCTACATATATTATTTACATTAGTTCCACTATATTGTGTAAAGGTACCGCTACAAAGTATTTTACCATCAGGTTGCATTTCACTATCATATACTGTTTCATTAAACGCTACATTATTATTTGGGAAACAACTGTCAATAAAACCATCAACAAAATAAGTAAAATCATATGTATTAGAAACTGTTGTTGCGGTAAATGTAATACCAGATGTCTGAGTTAATGAAATTTGTGTTTCTTTAATCCCTAAATCACCAGCCACATCATCTGTTGTATAATCGGTTCTACTCAAATTTATGTTAGTAAAAGAGCTCGTTCCACTATAAACTAAATCAACTACATCATCAACATAAATTGGACAGGAGTAAGTTTTAGTTTGATTTGAATATATTTTTTTTCTTATAACAGAATTTATATATATATCCATAAAAGCTATACTACCAACTTCATTATCATCCGTCAATGTCACCAATAATTGTCCTCTCATACTTATAAATATAAATTATTTGTTTTCGTTATTTTAAGGTATAGTTTGTGTATCTATTGTTAATGAAAGGGTTTGAACTGTTGGTGCATCTACAACGTATGCATATGTGGTCAAACTTCCAACGAAACCAGGACAACCTGTTCCTCCAGCACCTTCCATAGCACAAGCTATAGTTGTTCCAAATGTAACAACATCACCACTTGTTAATCCTGAAATTGTATAAAGAAGTGTACAAGTTATTGGGAAAGTAACTGATGTTCCACCAGGTATGTTTATATTACCACCACCATTAACATCATAAAACATTGTTATTGTCTGAGGTGTACCTGCAATATCTAGTACACGTAACTCTATACTTTTGTCACCAGATGGTGTTATTGTAGGCGTTAACGTTAATGTAGGCGTTAATGTAGGCGTACTTGTTAATGTAGGCGTTGGTGTAGATGTCGGATCTACATATGTTGGTGTAGGTGTTGGTGTAGGAGTTGATGATGATGTTATCGTTGGCGTAGGGGTTGGAGTTGTACACGCAGTTATTCCGTGGTATATTGAACTACCTGTTAATATACCATAAGCTGTTGCATCAGAATAAAAGTCAGTACAGTTATTCCACACATTGGCACCTGTCTTTGTTGACCCTGAGTTAACCCAGAAGGATGGCATATAAAAGACCGAGAACGGTCCATTTTGCCATATGTAATCAAACATAGTATCACATATCCAATCGGTGCAAGAAGATGCGTTATAAGCACTCTCTGTCACTTCAAACATAGTATATGGAACGTACCTTATATTTGAGAAACTTTCAACATTCACAACTGTGGATGTAAACCCACTTGTTTGACCTGTTAAAGACCCAATCTGATGGTCATAATAAACCGACCAGCCATAATTGGTATCTAATATATTTGGATTGATAAAATCCGTTTTTAACTTATAACAAACAGTAGGGTCATCACAATAGTAATACACAAAATATCTGGTAGGATATGTCTGCGGATTTACGTTTAATTGGATTAATTCACATTTGGTTAATTCCCTATTAGTTAAGTTAAACTCACTAATCTTATTCCAAACAAAGTATTGCTCCTGTATTTTAATAATATCATTTGCTTTTAAGTTCTTAACATCACTATATTTCAAGTTAAAATAACCACTTAAAAACCTTGTATTTGGATTATATATATTTGTTATTCTATTATTATAGAACCTATTATATGCATCAAATCTTGTAAATGTATTATAGATTTGTAATCCAGCACCTAAACTTACAGGTTCTTCTGAATTGAATAATATACATAAACTATCGTTTTCAAAACCACGTTGTTTCTTATTCTCATCACTATTACCCATTGGTATCGTGTGAGATATAACTGGTAATGTATTTGATTGTTGATATGTTGTTGCGCTTGAATTAGTTAGATATACAGCGTATGTTGGATAATAACTTCCTGGGTTATCAAACACTTCACCAACGGTATCCAAGAATGGATTGTACGCACCCAACCAAAACATTAATTTAGGTTTGGTTTTAATTCCACCATACTGCCATCTAACAACACCATTCTCATCTGTATTTTTAACAGAGTAATTTATACCCAATGGAAGACCAATATTGTTTGTCACATCATCATCCCATTTACGTATCAATTCTGGTGAGAATATGGTTTCAATCTTCTTCTCCTGTGATTTAAAATCAGTTGGATTAAGTACCATATTACGACCATATATACGGTTGTTAACTTCTTTGAATTGTTTATTACCAGCATCGTTATCTTCTAAATCACTTATATATAATTCACTCTCAATAAAGTTTAACGCTGGTTCTACTGACCAACCTTTGTCATAACTAATCTTGTCTGACCAGTCGTATATTTCACCTGTTCCCACATAAAAATCATATGGTTCTATTTGAATATCAATTGGGTTATCTGGATTGGATATAAATACTAGATTAAACTTCTTGGCTATTGAACTAATAAAATCAATCTGTTTAATTGTTGGGTCTATAACTAAACTAAAATTAACCGCATCTCCATCAACAAATGGAACAGTTGATCCGACAGGTGCAGGTGCAAATTTTAATGTGGTTCCTATTGAAACATCATCAGATGTAGTACCAACATAGGTATATGACGCAGGATAATTATATGTAGTTCCAGTTGTAAATGCTTTTATGCTTAAATCAACACCAGTAAATTCTACACCAGTATATGGGTCATAGTAAATAAACCCAGCAGTAACAACAAAATCCGATAAAGAAAATGCTGGAATACCTGTACCTGCTTTACATACATATATATCTAATTTATTACCATCATCAATTACAACAACCTCAATTCCTTCTGGTGGATATTCTCCAATGCTATTAATCTTATATGAAAATTTAGCATCCTCAGAACTATAAATACCATAGACATATAATGACTTAAACCACGGTGTATTAAAAAAATCAGATGTGATTGTATAACCATATGTCTTGAATATTAACTTCATTAAATTCCAAACACTAAGTCCTGGTTTTAATTGGTTATCCATTAATCCTTGTGTTGGAGAATTAATCTGGTATTGTTTAACACCAGCAGCCCAAGCCGCAGCAGGTGTTGCATATGAACTAATTGCTGGTCCTACAGTTGCTGATGTTGATGAATATAATCTTGTCTGTGTTAGTGTTGTACCTGACTGATTTACCGTATCACCTGATATATAATTGTAACCATTATGTACAACTGGATAGAAGTACGGTCTTGGTTGTTCCTGATCTAATGAAAAGTTTGTTGTAAAGAAATTTGCCCATACTTGATTTAAACTAAATGTGTGATTGAATGTATATCCTGTATCACCAAAATTTAAATCCGATAATAGGTTATTTCCTATTGCACCAAATAAGTTAGCAATGGTTGAATATAATGTTACATCATACTCAATTTTACTATTCATAACAGATACTTTATTAAGTTTTAAATAACCACGGAATAGTGGTTCATCTCCTAATAAAACATCGCAGTTATTTCTCTTGGTTACATTGAAGAATAATGAATTAGTATCAACATTAAAGAAGTTCTCAAAGAAAGCATTATTAGTTTTACTTCCAGGCAATGTTAATCCAATACTATATTCAGTATTCTTTTTGGCGATATCTTGTATTTCAGCAAATGATTTGTTTAACTTAATAGGTATATCAGTATATAAATCTAATATTACATAGTTAGGTAATAAACTATTATCGTTTGTTTGTACTCTTAATACGGTCTGTTGTTGCGACATATGTTAAAATTAGAACCCGCGATTTACAAAGAATGTATCGGCAGTTTTTAATGTAATTCTATACTTATTTAATTTTTGGTGTTTTTTGGTAATTCTTTGGACATCAGTTGATAATACTTGAACAGGTCTTAAATCCTTATATACTTTATCTTGTCTATCCATTGGTGATATAAAATCTTCTTCAACAATATAAACCTGTGGTGAATAGAACATTTGTTCCATCCAGTTACCTTGTTGCACATTCAAGTATGGACTTTCCAATACAATCTCATTGTTAACGTCTGTAGCAAATGTTTTAACACTTCTACCAACGCCAATATCTGGTCCTTGTAAATCCGTTGAATAATATCTACTATCATATGTTTGTGAGCTTATCTTCTTGCTGTCTTGTCTAAATGATGTGAATGTAAAATAGTCATATCCACCTTTAGCATTCAAGAATATAACACGAGTATTCTCAGGTGCACAATTGTTATATAGATAGAAATAGAATTGTTCTGATGTTGGACCTACAGCACCAACTGTTTGTCTTGGTGTGTTTTGATCTGTTGGATAACCATAACAGATTTGAACTGTATAATAAGCAACAGCACTAAAATCTACTGCTGAGAATATGTTGGTAATATCTTTTGGACCACAAGGTAATGCGAAAGGTTGTAATGTATTTGTATAACCTGTCGTTGGTGTTGCATAGGTTGTTCCAGAGAAGTTTAGTTCTTGTTGGAATGTATCTACCAATGTATTACTTTCATCATAAAAATTAAATAAAACAAAATCACTTTCTATTACCATTCTATCTCCTGTCTGTCCGTTTAGATAGAATAATACATAATTTTCTTCTTCTTGTATATATTGAATGCGTGGTGCATCTGTTAAAAATCTTGCTGTTTCACTCATCTCTGGAACCGTTGGGTAATCCATCAAATATTGTGACATTGGTGATAAACGTCTATAAACATCCACGGTATTGATTGTTGTACCAGTACCAATCACAGATCCAATTTCTTGGTCATAGTTTGGTAAGATAAACTTATCAGTACTCATTTGAAACGAACCACCTACATAATTAAAATAGTTTCCTGTATTGGTAAATCCTGATGGTATAAATGACACATCAGAAACACAATATGGTATGTCTGTAAAGTGATTATAATCGTTTGTTGGCGATGTTAGGTATTCAGATATTTGTTCTGTACCTTCATAATATCTCCACCCAAATTTAAAACTTGCTTTGGTAATATTTGGGTATGGGTTATTAAGGTTAATTAATTCATTGGTACTATACCAGTCATTTAACCAGTAGTTTGTATAATGCTCAGTTTGAATATAATTTGACATATAGTCATATGGTCTCAAATTAAAGTAGTAAGTGAATGTAGCACCGCTTGTTATTCTATAGGGCACTAGAGACATTCTACCGACCTTTGTATCGTTGGCATATAAATCCACATCCATTTCCATTGATGACTCGTATGTGGTTCCTGTTAGCGTTATACCGTAGTTTCCACCACGTTGATAAACCATGTCTGTGCTACGTCTTAGTTGAGTGTTACTGTTTACACCGTTACTGTATAATTGTGGGTATCCAAATGACATATTATATTCCTTCTATTAAATTTAATAATTCTTCATAAGCACCATCTTCAATTAAGTCCATAATCTTTGGGTCATTGGCTATCATTTCTAATGCAACGTCCAAGAAGTTGGATGGTCTTATTCCAAATTTCTTTATGTTTGATTGTATCGCAAATGCGAAACTTCTTCTTTTTATAAATCTTCCTTTCTTATCTCTACCTGTTAAACCACGTTCCTTAATCCATTTTTCCAATGCATCAACTGGAATACCTTTCTTTCCAGGTAATCTTCCTGATTGAACCCATTGAGCATATTCAGCAGTTAGTACTTGTATGATACTTTCTCCTTCGTTTACCTTAACCACTTTCACTGAAATACTATCTCTTAACTTACCAGATGCAACCTTATTTCCAACACCTTTGAACTTAGCAAATCCAAAAGGATAACGCTTCTGTTCCAGAGTGTCTTTCATAATCTTCTCAATAATAGGTGCAATCTTTTCTAAGTCCATCTTATAGTGTTGTTCCAGTTACTGGTACTGGTATTGGTTTATAATCTATCAACGGTATGTTTTTAATCCATAGGTAGTCAGGATTAACCGTTTCGTTTATTTCTGTTAATGATATTACCCAGTTGCTATCGTAGTCCTGTATAGGATTATAATAAACATCTGGTTGATATTGTATTCCAATTAAGGAATTTTTTTGTTCTATGGTCAATAGACCTACTAATTCTCCTGCTGTCATTATACGTTTCTACTTAATGTTGTTTGGTAGGTTTGTACAATCGTATAGAATGTACTCACTTCCGCATCAGATAATCCTGCACCCCAATGATAGAACGCTAATTCTCTATTGGAAAATGATGCAGCAGTACCGTTATTGTT